TCCAAAGAAGCTATTTCTTTACCAGGCTTCTTATGGTTAACGGAAAATTTAACACTCTTTCCATCAGTCTGAAAACCGATAGTAGTGAAAGCACCATCACCAACAACTAGCATTGGGAAGATGTCCTCACCATTTTTACCGGTACCAGCACTATCAGAACCAGCTGCACCACCTTTTCGGTCATGCTGCATTTCCGGGACTACAACAATACGAAATTGATCAACAGAACCTATTTCGCCGTGTATGGTGTTACCAGCATCAGCATACTTCTCTACACTGATAAAACCATCTCCTACTGCAGAACTAGGATTAATGCTTTTCATTTTTCGTACTACAGGAATCAATTCAGATCCTATATACATGATACGACCACCATTAATGGTTTTAGTATCAATCATACGAGAACCGGTAATAACTTTCGTTTGCTTAGGAGTTTTGTTGTCATCCAAAGCAATAGAAAGATTCATTAGATCTTCATAAACAACAACTTCGTCAACAGCCAATTTTAATGCTGTTCTAGCAGCACCTGCTGCAGTACCTGATCCATCGAGAGCAGCAGAAGCTCCAGAACAGAAATAAGCGGTACCATCAGACGTTGCGGTGTTGATTAGATCTTTCTGAAGCTCAGCTTCAGTTATCTCATTAGCACCAACAAGAGCTTCCTCAACAATATGGGATAACAATTCTGAATCTGAATCGAAATCCATTGATTCTTGAGTGTACTCAGTGAAAAAACCACGTTTGTACAATTCACCTTCAACCTGTTGGCGTGAAAAACCAACTCGGTTAACCCGACCACCGTGTTCACGGAGAGTTGGGATTTTACTTAGAATAGCGCCGGTATCTTTAGATGAACCATAAAGATTCTGGTCATTCTCTGCAACATCTACTGCACCGCTTTCTGCTATAGCATCTGCTTCATTAGCGTTATCAGCAGATATTAATACACCAGCAGAATTCCAAGCAGACCATTCACCTGCTGTAAGAACAGCTTCAGCAGCATCTATTCCTTGATCACCTGTATTACGTTCGTCAACCAAAGGAACGTAAACATCTTGTTTAATCTTCTTACCCATATGTTTAGGCATCGCACGTACGTCAGCCAAAGGCATGAAATACTGGTGATCCCTAACTTGAATAAGAGCTTTCTTAAAATAATAATCAGAGATAGCTTGTAAGCCTATCCCCGATGGAGTCCCACCAGGAGTACTGATAGGAGCATTATAAGCATTAGCCGTTGATGCAGGCATTTTAGACTCCTAATTTAAATAGTGATAGATTACCGGACAGCATACTTCTTCATAAAATCTTCATCTGATAGACCTAAAAAGTCTTCTTCAGTTGAAGCTTTTTTTGTAGTAGTTTGCTTGACCGGTGCTGCTGCTTTTCGTTTTTTATCACGATCAGCTTCAGCTTTTTCGTCAGTTTTACTTGATACTTTAGATGCTGGTTTTAGATTATTATCTCTAGAATCTACTATATGTCCAGATTTATGCATATACTCAATAATTTGGCGATAAGCTTCTACATCAGGAATTCCATCTAATTTGCCCAATGTTTTTTCTCGCTGCATTACTGCGTTTACTTGATCAAATACTCCATTACTCATATGAGTATTAATTACACTAATTATTTCAGGATTATCTGAAACTGTCGTTTTACTTTCAGCATCCCAATCTTTAGTTAAAACGTTTATAGTTTTATCAAAAGTATCAGTTGTTTTAATCTCATCAAGTACTCGATCTAGTTCATACTCTTTATCTGTAATAGAGTAGTTATTAGGTTGATAATCACTTGGAGCATCTTTGTCAATCTCTAAAGGATCTAAAGAACTTTCTTTAATTAGCTTAGTAATAGCTTGCGGGTTCTTTTTAGACAAATCAATTAAATTATTCAATCTAGCTTCATCAAGAAGTTCATTATTTTCTAACATCTTAATGAGTTTTAAATTGGGTTTTAATTGTCCCATCTTCTTCTGATAATTAGCACCCTTCTGCATTAGACGAATGATATCATCAGGATTAGTAACCTGCATGTCTACACCATTGGCTTTGAAAGGTTCAGACACCTTTTTATAAGCACTTTCGTAATCAAACTCTGTAGTTTCCGGAGTATCCTCCTTTGTATCAGTTGAGTCTTTCTTACTAGTATCAAGAGATTCTGTCGTACCACTATCAGCGAAAGGTTCATGCGCCGTCTGGGTATCCCCTTCAGGTTGGCTTACTTCTTCCTTAACAGTTTCGTCTTCAGTTTGCTCCTGTGCTTCACTTACCTCCTCTTCGGAGGTAGCAACCTTATCCTCATCAGTTTGATCTGATGATTCAATTTCTTGTTCAGCTGGCTTTTCTTCCGTATCTGGGGCAGTTTCTTCAGCTAAAAGTTCATCAGGATCTTTTTCTAAAAATTCTGCATCAGATAAGCCTAAAGAAGTTTGAGTCATACTTTAACCTCCTCAGCTAAAATTTCTTCACGAGTTTCTTCATGTTCACCTACAGCTTGATCCATTTCAGCACCACGTCTCATAACAGATTCAATAAAATTAGCTAAAGCTCCAATACCATATTGCATGTTATCAATTATTTTCATTTGTTCGGGGGTAAGAGAAGCACTCTTAGCCATAACTAATCTAGCTGCTTCTTCTTTAAAATACCCATTATCAATAACATCTTTCCACGGTGCACTAGCTGTTAATTTAACACAAGTATCCCGCATTTTTCGTAATTTATTAGCCATGTCAATTTGGATTTCAACTTGTTCTAAATCTGTCATACTCCTCCTTGTGTTTTAGTTAATGAATCAAATGCTGCTTTATCAAGATTAGATAATCTATCATGTTCTTTTTCATCCATTCTAGCTCGTCTATCGTGTTCTTTACCTTGCATAGCAGCAGTATGTTTTCTGCCTTCTAAATCCATTTCTCGCATATCTCGAGCTCCAGATTCTTTCTCAACAAAATCAAGATCAGATAAATCAGAACCACTATGCATTTGTCGTGCTTTAGCTTGTTCTGTTGCAGCTTTAGCTTTCTTAAGATGTACATCCACTTCATTCTCTTTAGCCTTAGCAGACTCATTAGCAACTTGTGCTTCTAATAGTGCTACTTCAAGTTCTGCTTTCTTTTGAGCCATAGGATCAGGTTGAGGTTGATATTCTGATATACGTTTAGCTAAATCAGGCATTTTACGTAATTTAGCAATATCAGCTAAAATCATTTGACTCATTTCTGGAGGCATAGTATTGCCCATAGTTTGTAACATAAAAGCTAATTCGCTACCTTTTTGTTCATCAGCTTCAGCAGTAGATATATTGAGCTTAATATCATACATACCCCCTAAATCATTACGATTAATTGCTACAAATTTTTCATTAGTAATACGAATAATTTCTCCATCTTCAAGAAATTCAGAATTCATTGATATAATTTTACGCCCAATCTGGTTTAATCCATTAGATAATCTACGTAAAATACCTAATTCACGTTTAGATGTAGCATCAAGTGCTGATCTAATACCAGTAGCAGTAGCTCCTAATGCCTGTCCTGAAATACCTTGAGTAAATGCTTTAACGCCTGTTAAAGCTTCAGCATCGTTATTTTGCATATTTAATACTTCAAGAGCAGAACGTGGGATTTCAGGATAAACTTCCATATGAAATGCTTGTTTTGGATCTACATTAGCATTAAATTTATAATCCTCACCACGTTCAAATTTACGTGCATTAGTTACGTCAAGAGCATCTTTTCTAATACCTTGTTGCCCGCTAGCGCTACGCCCAATAATATCAATAATGCCGCGAGTAACAGCACCCACGATCTTTTGGTTATCTTCGATAAGAGCTGCATCTGGTTCTCCATAAATATTCTTACGTCTAGGCAAGTATTGAACTAATACAAAAGGAAGTTTTTTATCTGGATAAGGATTGTCTTCCATCCTAATAAAAGTATCGCCCACCCAGGTAGCTACAAAAGGTTTAACTTCTCCAGTATCATCAATATCCCAATACCCCCAGTATTCACGAGCAATAACTTTCTTACGAGCTTTATCTTGAAATGTAAAAGCATCATCATCTGAATTAATTGCATGATCAGGTTCAGATAATACTGAAGCACTTTCAAAGTTAATATCATCAAGATTTTTGTATCTTCCATCCTTTTTAAGTTCTGATAAAGATGTTTCAAAACTGTAAATAGCAAAATTAGCCTTTTCTATATCGCCTTCACAAGTAGGATCTAATACTAAATTGTTATAATCACATACTGTTAATACTGGTTGATTTTTAGTAGTAATAGTTTTTGTAGTTGATTTTTGACCAGTTTTTACTTCCTGCATTGCAGGCTGTCCTGTATTAGGATCTACAGCTGGTTGACCGGTATTAGGGTCCATTACTGGTTGCTGTTCCATTATGTCTTCATAAACTTTACGCTTATCTTCTTCAAATTCCCAATCAACACGTACAATAGCAGTTCCTTCATCAACAGCTGTACGGATATAATCATCAATAAAAGTTACTTTATCCATACGACAATTAAGTTGATAATTTAGTAATAGCCCATTCTGTACTGCAGCTTCTTTATCTTCAAAAGTTTGAGGAGAGGTATTAAATAGATCATCTGTGGATAGGAAGGGTTCTGATAAAGCAGCATAACGCCATTCTGCTTGTCTACGTGCTAATCTAGGTACTAATTTAGAACGCCCTCTTTTAGCATTAATAGTTTGATCGCCATCAAGTACTCTTATCCAAGCATCAACTTCATCAACATGAACTTGATGAGCTACCTGGGCAGATTCATGATCTTGTTTAAGATCAGCAAGACTAGGTGGGTTTTCCCAATCTGGTTGTAAAGTAGAAGCATCAGTTTCAGTCTGATCAGTGTTTAATTTATCAGTGTCTGTATCACTCATGTATCACTCCCAGCTCTTTCTTTATGTTTATCGTAATTACTGTATTGCTTTTTAAGAAAATTATCAACCTTATATATTTTAAGGCCATCTATTGTATCATGATAATCTAAATAATTATTAAACATAGGATTTTGACTTTCTAAAGGAAGAGAAGCGTATATGTCATCGGCTTGTACTATTTCAGATACAAAGTAAGTCCATACTTTAGCAAAATTCATTTTGGCTTCCATGTTATCACTAATAAGTATAGCTGCTATCATATACCCATTTAAAGGACGACTAAATCTATAAAATAAAGCAGCTTCTCCTTCTTGGATTATACTAGAATGTGCAAATATCATAAAATCTCCACTACAGCAGATGAAAAGACATTACCCATACCAGCTCCTAAACTAAGAAACTTACCAGATTCTTCCTGTATTGCTAATGCTGTTTCTATAGCAGTAGCTGCCCCCATAGTGTGCCCAATACGTAATTTATAGTTAATTAACTTAATATCTCCAAACTTATCTTTAATTATCTCTTCTTCAATCCTATTATCTGCAGAAAACGTGCTATGCATTTTAACAAAATTAAGGTCATTTGTATCTACCATATTAATAACTTTTTTATACCCTTCTCCGGTTTCTGATATTCCCAAAGGGCTAGAATATGATTCAGATGCAATATACATGTCAGTAATTTTAGCTAATATTGAATGACCGCATAGTGCTGGTGTAGTTTCAAATACCGATATATTACAACCTTGACCTAATCTAAATTTAGTAATAGATGGATCATTTTCCTCGGCAACTAATTTAGTTAACCTATTTTCTCCAAATATAGTTAAGTAATCTTCTGAAAGCCCATTATCTACCGAAATAACTACTACAGCATCTAATCGTTTTAAGGCTAACATATTGTAAGCTGTATACCAAGCAGAGTGCCCGCT